GCGACAAAGCGCATCGCGTCAGCCGCTTTGATGGTTGACTTGACCGCCTGAAGCCGGTACCCGGGGCCGCACCGCCAAGCGGTCCCGGTGAGCCGGTAGCTCAGTCGGTAGAGCATTCGACTTTTAATAGCTCACAAACCCCCTCCCCCAGATGCAAAACGTAGCTAACCAGTTGATATAGCTGGCGGTTGTCCTTTTTCTGGACTGGCAGCACGTTTAACAAAGCCCTAGCAAAGCAGTTTTTAGTGCGCTTCGGGCTCAGTTAGATCAAGGGGTTAAGCGTGGCGAAGCAAAGTAGCAGCAAAGACGGGCGACCGTTAACAGGGCAACCTAAACAGCCCTTCACACTTTATCAGCAATCGAACACGAAAAACTGGCTCGTCCGGTTCTCCATCAAAGGCCAAGGCCAGCAACGCAAAAGCCTGGGCACAGACGACTACCATCAAGCCTATGCGCTTGCCTCTCGGTACTATCACGAGTGTCTGATACGCGCCGAGCAGGGTCTGGCAGTTAAGACCAAAATCGTCAGCGGAATCGCAGACGATTGGATAGCGGTCGGCAAGCTCACAAATCCAGAGAAGACGGCTCTGACCCGATATATCGTTGGCTTCTGGGGTGAGGATAAACCCGAGTCGATCACGAGTCGGACAATCCCAAAGTTCCAGAGATGGCGTGAGACCTACTGGATTGACGGTCCGGGTCGCGACATCAAATACGTGGAGTATGAGCGAGACGGCAAACTGATCCGCCGCCCCCCTACCCGCAAAATCCCATCAGAATCCACCCGACATTCAGAAGAGGTCGTTCTTCGAAAGTTTCTCAAGTTCTGCCTCAACGAAGGATACATCAATCGCATACCAGACTTCGAAAAAACGAAGGTCTCGATCAACGCCCGTCCGAGTTTCACAGAAGACGAGATGACGACCCTGATTAATCATTTAATCAGCAACGTCACGAGATCAAACGGCGACCAAAAGAGACACTACGACGCTCATATGCTCTTCACCTATGTGGAGACAATGCGTGGCTCAGGTATGCGACCTACCGAATGCCAGCGACTGCGCTGGGGGGATTTCAAAGGGATTAACTTCCTTGACCCTGGAGAGCGGTCTCCCGATGAGTTTGGCATACAGGTTTACGGTAAAGGAAAAGAAGGTCGAACGCTGGTGCCGTGGCATAACGTCGCGTTCTTTCTCAATACGCTCTACCTCTTACAGGTAGCTCGCGGCCTTCCCATGGAAAAGACATCGTTGGTGTGGCGGCAGGCCGACGGCGATCATGTGAAGACGTTCAATGAGCAGCTTGTCGAGGCCCTTACAGAATGCGGTCTGCGGACCGATTATAGAGGACATCGACGCACCTCATACTCGTTCCGTCATTACTACATCACCCGTATGCTAAATGAGGGAGCGGATATTCATCTCATCGCGCGCAACGCAGGCACCAGCGTGAAGATGATCGAAGAATGGTACGCACATCGAGCCGTTGAACAGCACGCAGATAAACTCCGTCCGGCTTCGACGGCCATAGACTTTTCCAAGGGTTCGAACCGCGACCCCCAGATAGAGTTTACGATTAAAGAATAATCCCCAGACCCAAACCGCCTGCACCCCAAGCCCAGCGAGCTTCACTCGCTGGGCTTTTTTGTTTCCAGCATCCCAGCTTGCCGAGTGTGCCGACCTCCAGCGAGCGACGCTCTCAGGGCGTTACAGCGCCATATCGACCCTTTTGCTTTGTTAAACCACCTAGCAAAGCAAAAAACTTTCAGCCGGTTTTTTGGTAGAAAACCGCCATTTTCTCTCCAATGAGCATTTCTTTAAACCAGTGGAATGCAAGTAAAAAACTCTTTTTAATGACCGGATACTATGTCATCTACAATCTCATCAGGACGAAACAACGTCTGATCTTGGTAGAAGCCAAGTATTTCTACATATAAGCAAGGAGGCCGTAATGGCTAAAGTAACCCCGCACGCGGATACCATTGTTGTGTCCAAGGAAAACGTCACGACTGAGGCGGATAGGGCACTCGGTAGCCTCAATGCCATCCTGACACTGTCAAATCTCACGCTCGATGAAGAGACCAAAACTCTTTACCTCAAAGGCAAAGAGTTTGCGGCTCTCTGCTACGCAGAAGAAGAACGAGCACGTGATCGGTTGATTAACCAGATTGCGAATGCTTATGCGCTTGGACGCAAGCTGTTCGAGATGTCGAGCGGAGATCGTAACATGCTTTACGCTACTCATGGGCTTGCCGCGCCGACCGAAGGTCAAAACAAATGGCTTCCCGTGATCCGAATGTATTTCGGTCGTTTCGATGGCGACAAAACGATCAACCTTCCGGTGATTGGGAAATATCCCAAGTTCATTCGGAATCCGAGCCAGGACAAGAATGCGGCGGTACTTGCATACCTCGACCGAAATAACGTCGAGGTCAAAAAGGCGGCTGGCTTCATCCGTGATTTCAAGGAGACCGATAGCAACGACAAGGCTTATCCGAAAGGTCTTGTAGGGATCAGAAAGGCCGAGAGGGATATCAATAATCCTTCTCTCACAGATCGTAAGATCAAACGTGCAGATGCCCTACAAAGTAAGGCCAAAACCTTGCCTGCGAAGCCGATTGGGTCTCTGACATCAGACACGCTCGTAGTGGTTTACGGCATGAAGGTCGAGGGAGAGTTTCGCATCCTCGGGGAGTTGTCTCAGGCGATGTCTATGGCTCTCAAAGCTGTCGAGGCCACAAATGCTCGTCTCCCAGAGGAGAAAAAGCAGCCTCCACTAACGGTACTAGAGGGAGGTCCCGAGGCAGCGGAGGCGACTCCGGAGGAAGCTGTCTAATGGGCAATCCGTATGCCACGGAGGACGAGGGCAGCGTTGCTGCCCTCGCTCCTGTCCATAACTGCCTGCATGCGCTCCGTTCTATCGAGAAGCATACAGTGACGTGGGATGCGCTCGTTAACCTCGGCGTCCTCACCGCGAAGCAGATGACTGTCGAGAAAGACACGTACGAGCAGAGCAAACGAGATCGGTATCAGGACCAAAGGTCATACCCCGATCTTTCCGGCGAAGCGGAGGCGTACTTTAAGAAGACGTCAGAAGCAGTGGCGTTTTTCGCTAACAAGAAACGCGCGGAAGGCCGTCGCAAACGAAGTACAGCGGCCAAGACCTCTGCTGGTCATGCAAAGCGAGTGAGAGACGAAAAGGCTCTTGTTCGCAAGCACGAAACGGCTCTCGAAGATGCCCAAGGCATCTGGGATGAAATGACTCCAGATGAGCGTTCATTCTTCCGGGAGCCGCGAGAAGGCGAGATAGAGGCAACTCTTCATATGCCGGTGATGGTCAGAAGAAGCGAATATGAGCTTACTGGCTCGGGAGAAAGTGAAAAAGAGATCCTGAATAGGACTATGATCAGTATCGTTGAGGACTACCTTAGAAGGTATGAAAAGCCCTTGATAGAGGAACGTGGCCGACTTCTCGACGCCAAAGAGAGGTTTTCCAAACTGAGACGTGACGACTGAACAAAGGCCCGTGACAACTTGTCACGGGCTTTCATCGTTCTAGAAACCTGTTAATGATGAAAAGGGACGACAACTTGTCATCGAGCAAAGGTAGATGTCATGGGAAGAGCACCAACTAAGTTTTCGTTCCTCAAAGACGTGGAGATCGTCGCAAAGAAGACGGGCGTTCAGAAGAGCCCGCGTGACGCTTTCATCGCAGCCATCGATAAGCAAATCGATGCCGCTGAAACTCTCCGTGACGGCAAAGACCTACAGACGGGCAAGAAGGCTTCACGCCTTTGGTTCAAGACGGACTTTGCGGGAAACATCACGACCGATATCCGCTATGGCGCTAGGACCATTGATCTGCCGGGCATGACCAAGGGCAAGACGTTCAAGGTTGGTCAGGGCTACGACACTCTGATCGGCTTCTACGAGAAAGTCCGGGAGAGCGCGGAAGCTGGCGAGTTCGATGATATCCTGATCAAGATGTCCTCGGAGATCGCTAGCCGTCTCGGTCGGTAAGCTGTGACCTGACGCAACGACGCCCACAGAACCCCTGAGAGCCCCGTGTGCTGGATTAGTGCTCGGGGCAGCACACACGCTGCCGGATACAGCTTGACCGTCTCAGCGGGCTTCTGAGGGCGTTGCAGAGGGCGCCCGGCCTCCCTACGCGCCTGCGGCCAAGAGGTATGCGGCTGCGCCGCAAGCGTACTGGATGCCTGCGGCAGACAGGACGCGCTAGCGTCGTGCGAAGCACCCGGTGGTTATGAGCGATAGCTCAAGCACTCGGATGGAGCCACGAGCATGAGCGATAGCGAATGCGAAGTGGCACCAAGCCGTTTGCGATTTGTGAGTTTTGTTTTGATGGGGTGGTATACTATATACTATAGTATATATGATGCTACTCTATTAAAATAAAGCTCACGCTTCCTTAAAGTATATTGTTCTACTCTATTAAAATCTGAAAATGATCCGGTACGGATTTCCATATTCCAGTGATATATCCAGAATGAATGAAGATGTCTTTTTGTGTTACTCTATTAAAATAATGACGCGAAGACGCCTCAGATTATAAATAGAAATACAAGAAGAAGCAGACCCCACCAAGATATGCTTCCCAATAAATAAACATATGAAAAGCCGATTGATTAGCTGGTCCTGTGGTGGGGTCTTCCAGCTAGTTGGTCGGCTTTTCCTATTTTGAAAGACTCCACCATGTCTAATGTCATAGAATTTTATAACAAGCGGGATGAAGCCCGCAAAGCATTACAGGACTTCGCACTCAAGCATCACGACGAATGCGGCACTTCGACCATATATGACGATTTCATAACATTCGACGAGATATGGACCGGTGGCCCTCACGAAGCAAATATGCGCCGTGCGGTCGATTGCGAGGAATACTACACTGTCAAATTTTCAACATTAGATGAATCCAGAAAACATCACTACGATATAGACGCTCTCATACAGAGATATTGTCGTTTGCGAGACACAGTAGAGGCTCATGAGAATGGTGACGATTCTTTGATGTTCTTTCTGTCATGGACTCCGAACAAAGGAGACGCATCATGAACGAAGACATCAAGGCATATTTGATAGGACGTTACACAAAGTCCAGAGAACGCCAACTCGCAAAAGGCATAGACTTCCAGATCACAGAAGAACAATACCTCGAAATGTTTGCACGCAAGAAGTCAGCACTGACCAGACTCACCAGACAACATGACGCTTACCTGCTCGGTAAGACAGACCGGCCAATGTTTAAGGTCGATATCTGTTTGACATGGAAACCCGGCTTTGCACGAACAGGCGCAGCAATGACCATCGAAACAGCCGGCCTCTACACAAGCCAGAACAGCAAAGTGAACAACAGACTTCGCGCCGGTGAGAAGAAGACCGACGAGGCAAAGGCAAAACTCAAAAAGCCGAAGAGCAACGAACACAAGAAATCCATTGGCGAAAGTTGCAAAGGAAAGCCGAAGGCAACATGGAGCCCGGAACGCAAAGCAGCGAGAGCGGCAAAGATGAAGGGGCGGAAGAGAGGCCCATACAACAAGACGACATCAGGAGACATCCGAATATGAAATATGAAGAAACGGCATCATCTCACTCGTTATTTCTCCTTTTAGCCTTTTTGATAACTCGCTTTTCTTCTTTTCAAGTTCCAATGTACTCGCCGCCACATAATCGTCACCAAATACATAGCAGGCGCGCCAATTTAGGATTTCCTGTCCCATATAGTTGTGAATGTCATATCCCAGGTCATAGACGTCCCTAGCGAATTCACCCATCTTATGGCTAATAGATTCGTCATACAAAAAAATCATTTTATTCAGAGCAATCTCACATTTGTTTTTTGAACCATCCAGGCAATCCCTTACAAGTCCTATATTATTAGCGCCACGGTCCGTTATTTCATCGATAACTTCAGACCCAGGATAATTATATAAAATATCAAACTCTTCATCAGTAGTAATTTTTGTATAATCGTCGACTTTCAGACTGAGGTCATGGCAGTAAGCAAAAAAATCTACGAAAACATTATATACATCGTGCCTTTTTTCAAAAAGATCGAGTCTAAACTTTCCCCTAGCGATCTCCTTTTGCTCCCGTGCTATTTCCTTCTGTTCCCTTGCTATAAAGAACTGCTGACGCGCAACAAGGAATAACATGATCCCTGGGATCATGGATGTGAATATAGTCGTAAACTTAGCAACCTTGTCGATGCCGAATGTATCGACGAAAGTCGCGAAAATCATGACGAATATCAAAAACGTACCGACAAAAATCGGATATTTCATAAACGACGCTATGCGACTGAACCATGTCCTAATACGTGACCTTGACACTTTCATGCTCTCCGCACTTCATCTTATTGACTTAGCCTAGAGAGCATAAAGCGTCTAGGTTGCTTGCGTTATGGTTAGATATATACGATCATTAATCCGCATTCGAGAAGGTTGTCATTAGATTAGGAATACATATACATCATGACGCAGCCGAAGTTAGAGCGATACGTTCAGAATATTAGCCTCGTCACGCTGGTTGTAATCGAAGGTCTACGTCTACGAAACTATATGCTGACACAAAACGCCGAAGTGAACGGAACAATCGCCGATTGGGCGTCAGCTTCGGCCTCATTCTTAGCAGTAATAGTCGCTTGTATCGCAGCGATGTGGGCCAAACGAGCCTCCGATAGAACTGAAGAGATATCCAAGAGAAGTCTTGATGTTGATGAGTTTGCTTCTGTCAATGAAATATTGAGAAGATTGAGCGACGACGCCATTGCTTGTTATGAAAAAACTCAGGAACACCAAGTAGGATACGAGTACAGAGAAAAAGCCCTGATTGATTTTATCGGTTCTGTTGGAAATATATATATCGCTTTAGAAAAACTCAACGTGAGTCGGAATAATACGATAAAGTGCAGACATGCCATAAAATCTTATCTTGGCGAAAACATAAACTCTCTGATAGAAAAAGTAGGATATAAAGACCTTTTAACAAACAATATGAGAAGTATTTATTCATACATGATCCATCATTCCATGGAACGAATAATGGCGAAACATAACTCTATAGCGCCAACCCTAGAAAGGAATGGCTGGGAGATCACAAAACAATAACTTGATTATGAACTAAATACCTCAAGAAACCCGAATAAGAAAGGACATTATGACGTGCATTGTAGGATACATGGAAAATGACAAGGTTATCATTGGAGCCGATTCACTAGGCTCCAATGGACATTCGAAGACTATATACGTGGAATCAAAAGCCTTCATCAATGGTCCAATGATTATCGGATATACGACCTCATTTCGAATGGGCCAGATACTCGAATACCATTTAGTAATCCCGGAACAACTCTCAAGTCAGACAGACATGGCCTTTATGGTTATGAGTTTTGTGCCAGCAGTGAGACACACTTTATCAACACATGGTTTTACACCCGCAAGTGAAAAAGACGCAGATGCAGGCGTTCAGTTCTTAGTCGGCTATAAGGGTCAACTCTACGAAATATCGAGCGATTTTCAAGTATCGAAGACTGTGGACCCATTCGCATCCGTGGGATCGGGATATCAGTTTGCACTTGGATCACTGGCATCGACTCAAGAGTTGGACATACCTGTTTCCGATAAGGTCAGGATCGCACTAGAGGTAGCAGAACGATATACCACGACAGTCTCTGGACCATTTAACTACCGAACTAAATAAAATAAGTTAAACCAAAGGAGATTAATATGAAAATAGAATCAAAAGAAACAATCACACTAACCATTGATGATCCTGATCTTATCAAAAAAATGAAAGAACAGAACTTGGTAAGTCCGTATGACACTGACAACTTGTTCGTAAACTATCTATTGGAAATCAGAGATGATGCCGAAAGATCCGGACTAATCGAGAACAAGTTTGCTCATGTGTTGAATAAATAAATATATTCAGACAGTCATGGCTATGCCGTGGTGTCTCTCGAGAGCAAATGATTGTCGCCGGGAAGCTGGATCATTTGCGGACAAATTTGTTAAAGGGATGTGACTGGTAATCACATCCCTTTAACCATGATGCTACGATTATAACAGAGAAGCACACGCAGCGCCGAGGCTACGCCAAACAGCTATTGGAAGCTGAGGGCTAATCGCAGCAAGCTGATCTGCTTGTGTATCATAAGCACCCGGCCTATGAGGTCCATCGGTATTTCGCCATTGAGACCAAGCGTCCTGAACCGACGTCAGCGACCACAATCCGGGCGGCCCCTGTGTTGTAGCGACAGTTGGTCCACCAGGACCATCCACAGGAACGATTTTCGTCATCCCACTATATTGGCCAGAGATAAAAGACGCTGCGACCATATAAAAAATAGCGTCACCTGCCAATATACCCTCGTTCCGAAGGTCAGCTCTCGGTATAGACCTAACTAACCCTTTGATATTATGATCAAGGTCAGCCAAAAGATCAGTCATTACTGTAGGTAACAAGATACAAACTCCTCAAATGAGCAAGTATTCGCGTTCGCAGCCCAATGTGGCACTGCGGATGCCTGCCTCCTCACGTGAATCTCGGCAGGCGCTTTCATGCTTATCAAGCGCCGGCAGCGGTGACAATGGAAATCGGAACCAGGGGACAACTCCAGATTCCGAAATAAATATATTGGTAAACCGCATTCAAGAGGCCATTATATGAAAATAAAAATGATTAAACCTTACGGTAAAAAATACGAAGAGGGTCGAATATACCTCGTTCGATCTCAAGTTGGTACCAAACTCGTTGAAAATAACTATGCCGTCGTCTTGGATGCCTACGAATCCATCCCCGACAAGATAACCAAATAAGGGGAATGCGATGATATCCAACCTAAAAGGAACCAAGCCTCCCCTAGTCATAGATGTTGATGACTTGATGGACTATTGCGCGGTCCTCGACCCCTCGCAAGCGACCTTGATCCAAGCCCTGGCACAGACGGCTCAGGATTACGTACAGGACCGCATAGGTGACTTTCTCGTCTATACGCCCATCACATGGGTCATCGCCAAAGGCGAGATGGCCCAAGACGACTACTTCTTCCGTTCGTTCCTCAGCAGCGGCACAGGGGTCTTCGGCTTCGGCACGAACCAGGGCCAGTGGATCAACCTACCAACCGGCGCACAGAGCATCACAGGCGTTACGGCAGCCATGTGGGGCGGCACTGACCTCCCACTGACCGAGGGCGTCGATTTCTTCGCTGATATCACGACCGACCCTGCCCGTATCCAAATGTCGTTCAACTACAACCTGAACGACCTGTACCGCACCCATAGCCACATGGTCATCAGCTATATCGGCGGGATCGCACCAGACGCATCCAGCATCCCCGCCAACCTGACGCTCGCGATACGGGAAATGACGAAACGTTTTTATAAGAACCGTGGCGCTGACGAGATCGGCCTCACGAACAGCTTCATCGACTCCCTGTTGGATCTTCATCAACGCTTCTCGTTCGGGGTGCGCGTATGACAAGCAGCATCATTGATGAGGGTAAGTTCCTACAAAAGCTCACATTTTGGGATTGGGAACAGGCCGAGACAGAAGATGGCCGTGGCAACACCAAGCAGTTGACCAACCCCAGATACGAGTATGGCGAACTCTTCGACGTAAACCCCTTCCCTGTCGTCAATGGCGTCCAAGAGAACATGAGGGATTTCACGTCGATCCTCAGAACCCGCTACCGCTCCGACCTCAACGCCTTCACCTACGTCTCCCAGCAGGTCCGCCAGCCCGATAGGTCGGTCATCACGGTCTATTATCAGGTGGTCAGGCAAATGGCCGTCGAACAGGAAAACAGATACCTGACGTGCCACCTGTCGAAGCAGACGGGCGCTCCCTGATGCCGACGATCAGATTCCAACTCAGTGATCCCGGCCAGCTTATCCTGAACAAGGACGCTCTGAAGAAAGAGCTTCGCCTGATCGGTAACGAGGTCAAGAAGAAGACGCAGGCCCTCATCCGAGCCCAGGCGAGCAAGAGCCCTCATAAAGCGAGCCAGCCAGGCCAAGCGCCAGCAAGCTGGACCGGGAACCTCGCCAAGCTCATCCGGGTCCAGGTCAAAAACAACAAGGTGACGATCATCGACACCGCGAGATACGCGACCGCCCTGGAAGCAGGAGCAACTCTGAACAATGGATCAGTCGTTGCTCCCCGTCCCTATCTCTCGACCGTCCTCGATCAAATGCGCCCCGAAATCGAAAAACGACTTGAAGCCATCCTACAACTCAAAATGGAGAAGCCATGACAGCACCAATACCCAGAACAGTCGATGTGATTAAGAGAATACGAGACAAGACAAAATACTTCAAAAAGGTCTCTGGTATCGCGGATATCAACCGTATGATGAACCAGCAGACCATCAATCAGACTGATATGCCATTCGCAGGTGTATGGGTTCCAATGACTACGGCATCTGAAAACGAGAATATGCCGGGTTATATGGCCTACGAGACAACAACCTATCAGGTGGTCGTTGTTCTCGACATGACAACCGATGACACCGGATACCAAGCAGCCAGCGATGCCTTCGATCTCGCAAGAGCAGATTTGAAGGGATGCTTGATGGGCTGGGACATCTGCCCTGAACGATCAAACGGCTATCCGATGTCCTATAGCGGCGGATCAATGGTATCGAGCCTTGATAGTTCGAACAGCCGCGCGGTCTATCACTTCGACTTCGATATCACATTCGTCATCAGCGACGACGATATCTATCAAGATGATGACCTACCAGACCTCACATCAATCAACACGACAATGACGATAAGCGGGAACCCCGGACCATTCCCCAGCATCCAGATCAAATGAAGATACGAAACAGGTAACGGCAAGCCAATAATAGCCGTTACTTTATCCATCTCCGCTAAATACCAAACAAAGTTTAGCTAACTCTCTTTGTTTGTATTTTTTAGGAGATATATCTTCATGTCCATTTCAACCAATATACCACTTAGTTTTCCAATACCGGGAACATGGATTACCGTTTCTAGCGCAGGATCATCGACCAGCACGCAGACCTACACGGTTGTTATCATCGCAACCGCGTCACAAGGGACAACCAATACACCTGTCCTGGCGAGTACGACATCAGGTGTTCAAAGCGTATATGGCGCGACCTCTGACCTCGCAAAAGCCTATACGAGATATCGTGCTGTTGATCCCATCACGACCGTCTATCTCGTAAATGCCGCATCCAGTGAAGCCACGGACATCACCGCTGCTCTAACGAGTCTTGGTGACATTCCAGCGAACCTCATCATCTCGCCATTCAACACAGCCGCAGCAATCAGTGCCTTCGATACCTTCTTCCAGTCGCGTTGGTCATACAATAGCGGTCTTGATGGCATCCACGTTACAGCGGCCTCGGATACTGTTGCGAACCTCGTAACCCTCGGCGGCACGGTGAACTCGGCCTATTCGAGCATCACAGCCTTCGCTCCTGGCTCAACGGACACCATAGCGGAACAGGCAGCAGCCGTTGGTGCGGTGGTAGCTCAGAAGGCCAGTGCCGATCCTGCTCTACCGATCCAGGGCATCACCCTTAACGCCGCCTTGGCTCCACAGACCAGCACATTCGCGATCGCAGACAGAACAGCGATCTTCAACGCAGGCATAGGCATCACCAAGCAAGACACCTACGGGAACGTCTATCTTGAGCGTCCTCGTATGACCTATCAGAAGAACGCAGAAGGCACAGCAGACGATTCCTATCAGGATATCGAAGTTCTCAATATCCTCTCTTATATCCGTATCGATCTACAGGCGAGACTTAACAGCAAGTTCTTTGGAGCAAACTCGAAGAAGCTCGTTTCGAACACCACGCAGATTGTTCCTGGCTCGAATGCCGTTAATCCGAACACCATCAAGGCAGAACTCATTGCATCGTATTCCGATTATGTGACGGCCCTATATTGTCAGGATCAAGACACATTTAACGCGAACGTCAGTGTTGAAATCCAGAGCCCAGGCATCATCGCAGCCTATTACCCAGCAACGGTAGCTGGCGTTCTCCGTCAGATCAATATTTCACTCGTTTTCAGCAGATAATATAAGGAGACATTTATGTCAAAAGCAGTTGGTATTTCATCATTCGCGATTAATGGTATCGCATTAAGTATCCCAGAAGATGCGGAACTCACCTATTCCATTCCCATCAACAAAAAAGAGTATTTGCGTGCTCTACAAGGTGTCGAGAACGTCACATCGTTTGAGCCAACCCCAGGCACGATTAGTACTTCCATTCGATACACAGGATTAGGGATCAACCCCAGTTTCTTCGCAGGTTTTACTGACGCGGTTGTCACCTTTACCACACGAGACGGTATTCTCGTTACAGCAAGCGGATGCTTGTTCGGAGATGCTATTCGTATCAATCCGAAGGATGGAACCGCAGACCTAGAAATCTCATGCCTCAGCATCATCGAGGTATAAATAACACTGAGTAATTTTTACTCAAAACTCCTTTATTAACTACGCCCCAGCCGAAAGGCTGGGGCTCTTTGTTTTGTAAATACCATTAACGAATCACATTCAGAGGCTTATTAATGGCAACAACTGGCTCATACCGATTATCGGTCGGTCTCGATCTCAAAGGCGCGACCCAATCCCTCAAGGGCTTCAACACACAGTTGAAGGCCGCTCAAGCACCTATGCGTGGCCTTCAGAACCAGTTGAAGCAGCTTGGCAAGAACACCGGTATCACCGCGATGGGCAAAGGCGTTGCCAACCTCGCGGGTAAGCTGGAGACCGCCGGCAAGCACATGGCTGGACTGGTCGGCTTGAGTTCCGTCGCGGGCGTGGCCGACATGATTAAGGGCTTCGCTGACATGAGCCAGCAGGTCGAGAACCTATCGGGCAAACTCGGTATCGCGGGAAATCGGATCAGAACCCTTTCCGGCATGGGTCGCCTCACTGGCCTGGGCGATGCCTTCGGCAGCACGACAGAGGCAGTTCAGAACGTCCAACGATCCTACCGCATTGGAACAGCATCGGGGAACCAACAGGCCGCAATAACCGCCATGGGCCTCAACGTAGGCATGTCAACGGACCAGTGGATCAAGACAGCCCTACAACGCACTCAGACGGATATGGCGCAGCGCGGTATGTCGGCAGCGACAGCGAGAGCCCGCCTTGGTGATGCGGGCGTTGATCCCGCGATGATGGGTATGATCGCGCAGGCACAGGCCCAGGGCAAACAGGTCAGTCAGGTCTATGACGACCTACAGAAGCGATCCGCTCTTCTTCTCCGCACCAACGAAATCAACACCCAGGCAGGCGCACAACTGGCACAATCCTTTCAAGGCGTTGGCCTGGCTGTCCGTGGCTTCGGTGATGCCATCGCATCACGCCTGGCTCCTGTTCTGGCTCCGATGGTCGATAAGTTCGCAACATGGATCGCGACTTCACCCCAAGCCAATCAGATGATTACCGACATTAGCAACGGCATAGCGAACTTCGCACGTTGGATTGCGAGCATCGACTGGCCCGGCGTTGTTCATGGCGCAACGAGTGTCATCAATGCCCTCGGAGGCGTCAAAGGCATCATCATCGGGATCATGGGTCTCAAGATCGCAGGCTTCTTCATCGGTGCCATAGGCCCTGCCCTACAGTTCGCATCAGCCCTGAAGACACTTGCGGGAGCCGGAACACTGGTTGAGGTGTTCGGTGCTATCGGAACGAGTATTGCGGCCATCGCCTCACCTATCGGCATTGCCATCGCGGCAGTCGGTGCCCTTGGGGTCGCGGCATATGAACTCTACCAGCATTGGGACAAGGTGAAGGGCGCAATCACCTCGATCAGGAATACCCGCGTGGGTCGCGCTCTTGGTCTGGCCACCACCTCAGCCGCCAGTTCGCCGGTCAACAATGGCAGCGCGTATTCGATAGCGGCATCAGGCGGCTACAGCAGGCAGCAATGGGATGCCATGTCAGCGGGTGTCGCTGGGATCGAGACAGGCCGCCGACGCAATGCCTACGGGACAGTCGGCGGCTTCAACAACGCCTATAACGGCAAATACCAGATGTCGATGACCGCCATAGCGCAGGCCGCGAAAGACCTGGGAGAAGCCACACCGACCCGTGACGCCTTCCTGGCAAACCCAGCCATGCAGGAGCGATATTTCGCCCGCTACACGATGGACAACCAGAAATACCTCATGGGTCATTCATCGACCTTCGCGGGAATGTCCGCTGAACAGCGCCTTGGCATCTTGGGTCTTGCCCATAACTCAGGTGCTGGCGGAGCAAGCAAATACCTCAGCACAGGTGTTTCCAGTCGTGATGGCTTCGGAACCGATCCAACGAAATATATCACGGCAATCAATGACCAGTTGGCAGCAACCAAGCAGAACACACAGATTCTTGCTCAGGCAACCAACTCGAACAGCAGATTAGCAGACGCCAATAACAATCAGGCACAGACACAAGCCCGCGTAGCAGGCACGCAGATAGCGGGCGCGACACAAGCACAGGATTTCAACCATACATTAAACGTCAACGTCAGTGACGACCGAGTTAAGGCACGAGCAAAGAGCGGAGGCGGCATGAACATTCCTCCGCCCCGTGTTCATCAGGCTCTTCCATCTACCGTCGTTTAAGGAGCCATCATGACCACGGATACAAACTTCATCATCAGCTTATGGATATGGATCAAGGGACACTTCTGGCCCATACTTCGTGTCATCTATATCTCGATCCTTCTAGCATTCTCGATACGACACCTATTCCTGATCGGACTTTTATCGCTTCTTCTCTATACGGGATTAAAATACTAACCGGTTGGTCGAGAAGAGCATTGCCTCACTATGACGACGCAGAGACAGTCCGTGAACGATCACGCCGCCGACCCTATTCCAAAGTTGGAACTGAGATGCGGCAAGCGTCATCTGACCTCCAACGACATATGACCAGAGTGATGATGGCCGACCCGATTTCAACTCGAATAGGCCGTCTTTCGATCTACCACCTGGACCCACGTTATAGAGAAAGCTCATAAGAGCATCGAACTCATTTTGCTTTATGGGATTGGCAAGACGCTTGTTCAACATATTCTCGAATGCCTTGAGATCATTGGAAAGCAATGACAGAGCGTCGTTCTGCGTGATCGTCATTCCTTCTTTGATGTCCGGTCCTGTCGTCCCATAGCCAATCGTCCAAATGCCACCAACATCAGGATAGGAAGAAAGAGAACACCCTTCATAATGGGTGATAAGCTGAATGCCCGTTTTGCTTGTTTCCACTTCGTGCCTCGATAAGCACGACTGATGGATTGAGCCCAATGCTCTGAGCAGCCCTCATGTTATGTTTGCCATCAGCCGTGCTATATATTTATGAAGCACGACCAAAATACTTCTTGCTCAGGCACAAGTGCAGACAATAACAAGAGGAAACACAAGCACAAGGAGCTTACATGATTACCCTTATTGTATTATTGCTTATCGGATTCTTTATCCTCTGGCCGATCGTCACAGCATTGCTCTCGCTGCTCGGTTGGCTCGTGATTATTCTCTTCACGCCGTTCCTCTGGTTCGGATTGTGGGTATGCGAGAAGCTGGGCCTGCCCCATAGAGAGCCGTAGAAGCCCGTACAGCGCGGTTACGCGCGGGCAGCGTGCTGCTTACGCAAGCGGCCTGAGAAGCTGCTAGCGACGCTCTCAGGGGCTCGCGCAGCGCCCCTCCCCTGAGCCATCAATCTCCTGATCCTCATAAATATGACGATGGACAAATCCATCGAACGAATAACGAAGACATTCAGGAGAACGATATGGCAAAAATGACCATTAAGACCGACGAAACATTAGAGATTGATCTTTCACCAGCCATCTCTGGACACAAGAAGATCACCGTTCGCAAGCCCAACTATTCAGAGATCAAAGTCGCACTTGGCAAGAATGACGGCACTCCGACGGGCACAGCAGAGGCCAACGATTTCCTATACCAAACGGTAACGGGCCTTTCCCCTCTTGATCTAGCGATCATGCCAGGAGCAGTGATAAAGGCCATCGACGATTTTTTGGCAACCTGAATGCTCATACGATAACGAGCGACTATCTCGATCAACTCCGATACAACATCAGAGAACTGATCCTATTTTTTGAATGGCCGCACGTAAACGAGAATGATCCCTGTTCAGCTTACCATATGAATCTCGGTGAGCTTGAATGGTGGACCAAGAGAGCAAATCAGATTGCCGAAATCCGAGAAAAGGAAATCGGAAAAGGAAGGAAATGAGAAAGCCCCGGCCTTAAACCGGGGCTTCTTGCTCTTCATCGCTATCCCATTCATCACTCATCCACCATTGCTTTGGCTTCCTGAGATTGGAATCCAGGCAGTGGGAGTTCTCACGGACAGTTTTGATTGAGTGATGACGGATACAGCGAACACGCAGGTTCGACGTATCATATTTCAACGATGGATCGACTTCGATGGGAATGATGTGATCGACATCAAGCCTCATATCCTCGGCTGTCGTGATAACGCCTTCGTCACGGCAGTCTTCACAGTAAGGCGTCATATGTCGGATCGTCTCAGACAGCTTTCTCCATTTATGGTCATAAACTTGTTTTGCCATTCTTTCTCCTAATCAAATGCTCAAATGGTTATCGTAAATCGACTTATTTTCTCTCTTATTAATAAATAGAAATGCGGAAACATTACCGCGAATCAAAAAGTCATTTAAGAGCGAGAGAGAGTACAATGACAAACCTAAATCCAAACCTAGATGAATACCTTGATCTGATGATAGCAACCGCTACAGGCGGATATGAGAAGCGTTGGATGGACCTAAAAAGGAACATCAATAGCAGAATCAAAAGAGGTTCGTTCTATATCACTCCATCGGAAGCAGAAGGCATCCGATATAACAGCAAGAAAAATAAAGCACTTCGCGCATACACGATGCCCGTTGAACTCAAGGTGGTAGTCAGTGATGCCCTTGACGATAAACCCAAAACAGTATCGACCCCTGATCCAGAACCCCTACAGCCCAGCGAGATTGAGGCAATAGCCGTTGGCCTGGAAAGCGGCAGGATCTCCGTTGATGAAGTCCGTCAAGCTATGGGCATGGCTCCCCTCGATGAAGACGATATCAAGAAGCCCACGTCACTCGATCATAGCCTTTGGGATATGAAAGTGAAGAAATCGACTGTCGCGCTTAATGACGCGGCTACCGACCTCATAGTGTTCTGCCGTCAGTGGGCACAAGAACTTCGAGACAAGAAATAACGGATTGCCCGGCCAATGAGCCGGGTTTTCCATATCCAGTAAATACGGAATGAACTGGATATATGACAATAAGCCATTTGAGCCTACAGAAGCCATACGGGGAATCGTTTACCGAATGTCCCTCGATGGCTTCTGGTATATTGGCAAGAAGACCATCAAGAGCCCAAAAGGCAAGCCGACGAAATATCAGGACTATTTCGGTTCAGGCAAGCGATGGCTCCAACACATTGGCGGCCGAGAGCAAGAGGTAGAACGACAAGTCGTCTATCTATGCGCGAATCTAACTGAAATGGATTATTGGGAATCTTATCTCCTCTATTCGACTCACGCGATCTTCCGCGAAGATTCCATGAACGACAACGTGTCGATGATTACCAACAGAAGGACATCGAAGAACTTTATCAACAAGCCGGAGACCATATGAGCATAAGCAACGCACCACAGGCATTTCAGGAGGTTATATCCAATCTAGCCGCGATATACACCGATCCCGCGACTTACGTTTCCATACTCGCGCAGTTGATCGGCCAGTATGGTTATGAGGCCAACACACAGTCGATCACCACGACGACCGACGATGCGACCTTCGCGATGGCACGACGCATCTGCCTCGACGCCATCTATCAGACGGAACCGAATGTCGAATGGCAGTCCAGTACTGATGCCCTGGCCTTTCGAGATTCCATTCTTCCCCTCTTCCTCGCTGAGATCACCTATGCGGGCGATCACGACGAGGTGGACGTCTTTGAGTATTTCAACGGTGCGGTCTCCGATATCTCGAAAGACGTTCAGACACGAGGCTATGGCCTGCCTGACCTGACGACCTACACGAGCAGCACATCATTGCCGCCCTGCGTAATAGCCGAAATCCTCTACGGAGATGGCACGCGAGAAGACGAGATCATCATCAGAAATAACCCCATCAGGCCGCTCTTCATGCCTCTGATCGTGGAGGTATTGAGTAAATGACTTCCACTGATATCACCGTAACGGGAAAGGCATTTAGGCCAAGCGACGATGCGTTCCACATCTACGTCAACGGAAAAGAACTCCATAACTACACGAGCTTCGCGTTCAATCGCTCCCTTGAGCAGCTACCCGGCAACTTCACGATCACCATGGCACTCGCGGGAACCAATGTGCCGGAACTCCTTGAAGCCTGCCATGCGAACTACAAGGCGACCTTCTATGTCGCGAAAAAACTGATGTTCACCGGGATCATCGAGCATGTAGCGGTCAACGCCGATCCCTCTCAGCATGGCATCGTCATCCAAGGCCGATCCGCTCTCCGCGACCTCTTCGACTGTTCGAGCGGCATTACCGGCTACGTGGTTCAGTACGGCGATATCTTGGACCTCGCGAACAAGGTCTGCGGCCCCTTCAACGTCAAGACCTACATGAAGAGCGGAACCAGTGCCGCGACCTCGTATCAGACCACCCAGCTACAGACCATGAACCTCAACGCTGGTGAAACGCCATACGCGATCCTACAGCGCGCGGCCCGTGTCTATGGCAAAATCCTCTATGACAGCGTGGCGGGTGCCCTGGTCATTGCCGACGTAGCCAGCGGATCATCCGTGACCACGATCGACACGTCAATCAATCAGGTCGAAGGCACCTCGTTCTCCCTCGATATCAGCCAGCGCATGGCGACCTACGAAGTCATAGCGATGCCTAACTACCAATATGGTTCATCGGCTCAGATCCCCGCCCCACGCGGCGTAGGCACCGATCCCCAGCCCGATCTCGTCGGCAGCGAACGCAAGCTCCTCATCATCAACAGCCTGGACTCACCAGACCACCAGTTCGCGCAGAACATCGCGCAGTGGCAGGCGAACCGAAACTATGGGCGCTCCATGGTCATGACACTGGTGATGACGGGATTCCTCACCGACGACTTCAACCAGAACCTATGGGACGTGAATACCCTGGTCACGGTCACAGACCGACTTACCGGGATCGACGGCATGACAATGATAGTGGCGGGCTACACGATGGCCCAGACCGAACACCAGGGCTCAACGACCACGCTGACCTTGATGCCCCGAGAAGCATTCTCGGTCGAACCCAATGTCATCAACCCCAACGCCGATTATTATTCCACACGCCAATAAGGGAGACGCCATGGACCTATATAGCCTGATCTCAAACCTACAAGAACGCATTGCGACATTGGAATCCCGTGTTCTTCATGTCACCAAACCATCGCAGTTCACGACAGATGCCAACACCAAGGGCGCGGTTCATACCATCCAGGCACAGACCTACGGCAATACCGGCGAGCTTCATGAGGTGAATGTCATAGGCCAATATGGCTTCGCATCAGCCCCGCTATCAGGTGCCCTTGGCCATACGCTTTCCAGCACAGGCCGCAATGACAACAAGATCGTCATCGCCACCCATGACCCGAGATATCATCCATCGGGCATGAAAGCTGGCGAGACGCAAATCTACGATAATCAGGGCCAAAGCATTTACCTGAGCCAAGACGCAATCCAGATAACTGGAAAACAGAAGGTCACGATCACCATAGGCTCCGATCTTGTCTTCGAAGTCGATGATAAGACGATCAAGATTACCGGTGACGTTCAGGTCAGCGGCACCCTGACGGCTCAAACGGATGTCGTGGCCGCCGGCACGTCGCTCAGGGGTCATACACACACGAGCGCGGCACAAGGTTCACCAACCAGCCCACCGAACTAAATATGAATGGCCCTATGGCCGTTTTCCTATTCGTTGTTCGACCCCCGATACCAAAAGTGTCGGGGGTTTTCTTGTAAATACACGACAACAACAAGAAAGGAGAATCATGTCTCTCAGAAAAGCAACAATCATAGGCGTAACGAGTATTGGGATATTCTTCGGCGGACTTTTGGGTCTCTCGGCTTGCTCAACAACCCAGCAGAGCCAGTCAGCCTACGCCATCAGTGCTGCCTACACGACAGCCCACGGCCTGGTTGTCCAGTACACGAAAGGCACGTTCGGAACCCCGGATACCAGGGTCGAGAATGACCTTCTGACCCTGGACAAGAACGCATCCGACGCACTCGTGACAGTCGATACGGCAGAACGTGACGGAACCGGTCTCGGCTCAACAGCCGTGGCATTGGCAACCCAGGCAGTCACCGCATTAGCGGACTACCTAGCCACCCACAACATTGGAAAAACAACAGGAGAAAACAAATGAGTCCAGCACTCTTAGGGGAACTCGCAAGCCTCGCGGGATTGGTCGTTCAGGAAGCACCGGTCTTCTGGCAACTCGTTGAGAAGATCATCGCGATCTTTTCGGAAAACAGAGCACCAACAACCGATGAATGGAATGCGATCATCGACACGGTAAAAGCCGCAGGCGTCGAGGATACGCAGATCAAGTCAACGATCCCAACGGCATCGGAATAACCCAGGGGATCAGATATGGCAGACATTGGATTATATTGGGATGATACGAATCAATGTGTGGACTGGAAATGGACCACCAAGATCATCAATGGCGTCGAAGTCACGGACATAGACACGGATAATGACCTTGAATCATATCTGATCCTCCGACTTTTCACCAACAGAAGAGCGCAAAGCTCATGGACCACGACAGCCAACAAGGAAGGCTGGTGGTACGACGCACTCGATGAGCAGGGCCAGACGGGATCAAGACTCTGGCAGCTTTGGTATCTCCCCGTCACGGATAAGGCTGCCTATGAGGCAAGAGCCAATGACTTCGTGAGAGAAGCCCTACAGGTGATGATCGAAGATAAGATCGCGGACACCATCGACATATCCTGTACCCTACAGGGAACGAAACAACTCCATATATCCATCACGGTGACGAAGGCCAGAGATAGCCAGTCGTTCTCCTACATATGGTCAACAACAAAGCAATAAGGAGAACCTATGGCCAAGCAAGAATGTACGATAGCAGGAACGACCATCTACGCCGCTCACGTCACGACAGCCAGCTACGGCGTGAACCGCATTCTCCATACCTATCCCGGCGGCCTACAGCCAATGGTCGAGACACTTGGTCAGAAGCCAACCATATTCGAGATCGAGGGATACCTGAACGTCAATGATGGTGGATTACTGGGCAGGGCATTCAGCGCCATCACGGGAAGCGATGCTTATCAGGACTTAACGGACCTCATGAGCCTGATGAACGACAACTCCGGGGATTTCGTTGAACTCGTCCACCCAACAATGGGAAGCTGGTTCGGCACAATCCTTGAATGTCCCTTTAGCGAAGACGCGAGACGACAAGGAGTCGTTGAAATCCGAATGACTTTCTATGCTCAGGGAAAGATGGCCTCACCCCGCCAGAGCATATTCAGTCAGATCACCAACGTGGTCACGGGCAATCAGGGAACGGGCCTGGGTGCCATCGGAGCGGCATTCAATACAGCCATGCAGGCCAAGAGCCTACTGAGCAATCCCACGGCAGCACTGACGACGATCGGCACATCAGTGACCGGACTGCTCTCGACATCAACGGGTCTATTGGGATCGGTCAGTGGCATTGATAGCCTGTTCGGTGGAGCAGCGACACTCGGCCGATATGCTCAGACGGCCACGGTCAGCGCGGAAGTCCTCTCAGGCATCGACACGGCTCAGACACCCAAAGAGATCACCAGTGACGTGACGAGCGCCGTGATCCAGAAGACCACGGACGCCCGACGCATCGTAGCCAGCAGCGTGACGGTCCTTACCTCCTAAGAGCCAAACCTTCCAACGTTGGAAGATTCATCCTTGGAATCCAATGTCAGCACGACGCAGGGGTATGCGTTGTCAAATGTTGAGCAGGCCCAGGAACGAGCGCACGGGGAACTGGCTTCATCACAGAGCAGTTTTCAAAAAGATAAAAACTCCAAAACATAAATATCTTCGACACAACGAAGTCGGAGAACCATATGAAAAAACAATATCCTCTAGGTATTAAATCGAACAAGAGGCGCGAACAGCTTTTTAATCATTATACCAGCCAAGCCCATTACATAGCGGATCATGAACCCGCTCTGGTTCAACTCGTCACGCTGATTACAGACGCGGAAGACCTCAGAGCCCTCATAGATGCTGAGGGGATCATCTACAGCGCAGGGCTCATGAAGCGCCCCCACCCAGCCGTCGCGATGCTGAGAACCGTCCAGAGCGGGATCATCTCCTACGCGGGCAAGTTTGGTCTGACTCCCAGCGACGCGAAGGCACTGAGCAAGGGCGTCGAGAAGGACGAGGATTTCTCGGCTTTCGATGACCTTTAATGTCTCGCTTCAAGGCCATTGATGCTGGAGACCTAACCCAGCAGGCCCAATACCAATACGTCAAAGACGTTCTCGATGAACGGGTTATCACCTGCGAACTGACCAAGCTCGCGTGTGAGCGCAGCCTTCATGATCTGGAACGCGCCGGTACTCCCGGGTTCGGCTTCCACTACGACCCGGAGCCCGGTGACAAATACCGAAAGCTCATGGCCCACCTCACCCACCTTGAGGGGCCAAAGGGCGGAACACCCATCATCCTCGATCCCTATCAGGTCTGGTCGATGTCCCAAATCTTGGGATGGAAGCGCGACAACACGGACCTTCGCAGGTTCCTGACCGCCTACATCACCAAGGCACGCGGCAACGGCAAGACCACCGAAGTCTCCGGGATGCCGCTCTACTTCATGAGCCGAGACAACGAGTTCGGCCCAGAAATCTATGCCTGCGCGACCTCACAGCAGCAGGCCACCATTCTCTTCAACAAGTCCCTCCAGCACGCTCAGAACCACGAGAAGCTGATGAGGTTCCTCGGCATCAGGCCGATGGCGTTCAGGCTGTTGGTCGAGCAACCCATGGTGGTCAATGGCAGCAAGCAGATCAGCCGAGGCTCCTTCCGTGCCGTATCCAGTGACGCGAAGCGCCTCGATGGTCTGAACGTCCATGTCGCGATCTTCGATGAGCTTCATGCGCAACCCAACCGCAAGCTCTGGGATGTCATGACAACGGGTATGGGCAAGCGATCCCAACCGCTGACCATGATTATCTCAACCGCCGGCGACAGCATGACCAACATCGGCTTCGAGACGGATCGCCGATGCGAGGACATTCTCAGGGGCAAGATCAAGGACGACACGTTCTTCGGCTGTATCTGGCGCATGGATGAGGGCGACAATCCCTTCGATGAGGCGACATGGCGAAAGGCCAACCCCTCATGGGACAGCGCAATCGACCATAACTTCTTCCGGTCCAAGGCCAAGGAAGCCAAGCAGGTTCCCGGCTTCCGATCTGCCTTCTTCACCCGCCACCTCAATACCTGGCTGTCCAGTTCGAGCCAGTGGCTCAACCCCCAGGACGTAAGAGCCGCCTATGAGCCCTCCCTCAACATCGAGGATTTCAAGGGCCAACCCTGCTGGATCGGTATCGACCTCTCGAAGGTCAACGATATGTCGGCCGTGTCGGTCGTATTCGAACGCGATGATGAACTGGTTGTTTTCACTCGCTATTGGCTTCCACGGCCAACCGTCGAGGAATCCGGCAACGCCCTATATCCCGAATGGGTTCGTGATGGTCATCTGATTGCCCAAGATTCAAAGTCAGTCGATTACGGAGAGATAAGCCAGTTCATCATTGATCTTGATAAAGACTATGATGTTCAGGTCGTCGGATATGACAAATGGAAAGCCGATGAGATCGTCAAAGCACTCGAAGAAGAGATGATACCAACGGACCCTGTGAACCAAGGTAGGAATCTCAGCAACGCCAACAACGCATTTCAGAAGAGGATATTGGATGGAACGATCAAGTTCAACAATCCCATATTCCAATGGAACTGCCTGAATGCTTTCGCCTCATATGACCATCTGGATAACCTGATGATAAGCAAGGAGAACGACGAATCAGGGAACAAGATAGACGGACTAGCAGCAGCCATTAACGCCATACACGAGATGATCATCAACGACACGGGACCAGTATCAACCGAAGTTGTATGGTAAACCAATAAATACCTCAAAGATATTTCAGTGAGGTATTCATGTGTCAATATTTTCAAGACTAAAGGGAAACGGTTCTTCCCCACCTTCTAGGGTTGAGCCAGTTATTAAGGCAGATACCCAGGTTCCAAACTTTGTCGAACCCCCGATGTTCTTCGGGATCAACCCTGGCCTTCTGAGCGGCGGCACAACCTTCTCAGGTGTCGTGGTCACTCCTTCGACAGCGATGAAGTCCAGCACGGTTTATACCTGCGTCACCACAATCGCTTCGTCCATCGCGAAGATGCCCCTCAAGGTTCAGGCACTCCATGAGACGGGCGGATGGATTGACGCACCATATCATCCCCTATCCGATTTGTTCAGCAGGCCGAACTCACGAGATAAATCGTGGTTCCAGTTCTTGAACAACAATCTGATTCAATATCTCCTGTTTGGTAATGCCTATCTGGCAATCATCCGTGGTCGTGATGGCAGGCCATCGGAGTTGATCGGACTGGATAGCGGACAGGTCAGCGTCTCTGAGGCACAGAATGGCGATCGCGTATATCACGCAACATCAAAACAGTTCGTTGGAAAAAAGACGAGTAAAGCCAACGAAGACATAAACGGCCCCTCTCGAACTATCTTCCAAGACGACATGATCCACCTCGTCGGATCGAACCTCAACAACAATATCGTCGGTCAAAGCCCCATTACCCTGGCGGCCGAGGTCATCGGTATCGACCTTGCCATTCAAGAGACCCGTGCCGGCGCATTCCGTAACGGCGTTTCCCTCCAATACATCATCAAGACCTCGGGGCGATATAAGCCTGAGAAGCTACAGGAACTCCGCGAGAACTTGATGAAAGGCATAGCGGGGACGGCCAACACAGGCGTCGGACCTGCCCTTCCCCCTGATGTTGATCTCATTCCAATGAACCTGAGCCCACGGGACTTGATGCTTCCCGAAATGGGTGAAGAGTCGAAGCGCAACGTCGCGATGCTCTGGAACTTCCCTCCCCATAAGCTGGGGCTGGATGACAAAGACGCAGCAGCATCCATCGAACAGAAAGAGCGCACCTACATCAGCGAAACACTCGAACCTATCACCAAGCAGTTCGAGCAGATCGTCAATGATCTACTACTCGTCGGTGATGACAAGAAGCATTACCGTATCAAGTTCGATGACACACAACTGGTAATGCCTGTCTACAAGGATCGCGTTGACGCAGGCGTAAAGGCTGTCGTCTCCGGTCTCTTGTCACCCAATGAATGGCGCGCTGATGAAGGTCGTCCTGGCTATGAAGGCGGCGACACTATCATGCGTCCCCTCAATACCGGAGCAGTCGGTGAGAAAGACGGCTCCGAAACAACACAAGCAGGAGAAATGCCAACCGATAATGAAGTTGAAAGTGAAGAATCATAATGAAAAATCATATCAGTCTAAAGAGTTTTAAGGAGGCCATTAAGGCACAAGACATTACGACTCTCGATAAAACAATAACACGAGACTACCAGATCAAGGCTGTTGATTCTGATGACCATGAACTGTTCACGTTCATCATCACCAACGACGCCATGGATCGCGCCTGCGATATCGTTGAACCTGACGGCCTCGATATTACGAACTATCTGAGAAATCCGGTAGTTCTCAAAATCCATAACGATCAAGCATGGCCCATTGGAAAATGCGTTGATCTTCGTCGCGTCGATAATGGCTGGCAAGGCACCGTCCAGTTCTGCCCAGGCGATTACCCTGTCGTTGGTCCTGATGCTGAGTTCTGCCGTCGAGCATTACGCGACGGCTTCATCAGTGCCGTGAGCATTGGATTCCGAGCCCTCAACTACAGCATCAACGACGAAGGCGGAATGCAGATCACGGAATCAGAACTACTTGAGTTCTCGATTGTCCCTGTTCCCTGCAATCAGGAAGCCCTTCTTGTTCCTCGCCTTCCCATCGAAGAGAGCGAGAAGTCCATCGAAATCGAAGTGCCCGTTATTCCAAACGTCAAGAAGATTAACCGCAAGAGATTAGAGCGCGAGATAGAACTCGCAAAAATCAAACTAAGAACAACAAAATAATCACACGCAATAAATAGGAGAGGTGATTACCGAAACATTTAAGGAGACACTATATGTCCATTAGATCATTTGAAATAAAGGCCGAGCTAGATAAGGCCGTAAAAAGACTAGAGAAGGCATTCCAGGTACTTTCCAAGGCTGAGGATGACGGCGATGATACAACTGACGCTGAAAAGGAATACGAAGACCTACAGAATCGTGTTCGTCAGCTTGAGACACGTCTTGCTCGTTCGGAAGAGATTGAAGCCTCGAAAGCTGATGAGTGTGAAGATAAGGAAGACGACTCTGACGATAGAGACGAGAAGTCTGTAAAGCGTTTCAACATCAACAAGGGTGCAACACCTGATCTTGATGACCGCTTCGCTATAGGTCGCAAAGCCGTTACAAGCCTTCTTCTACAGCAGAAGAGGAATGCAACCGCCGTTCATTCTGATTTGACAAAATCGTTTGGTGAGACGGAAGCTACTCGCTTGGTCAAAGACATGACGTCAACAGGTCAGCCAGTCGTTGCCCAGGACTACAGAGGCTTCATTGAGCTTCTTCGTGCAAAATCAGTTATCCGTAGTATCGCTGATTCCATCGTTATGCCAAACGGCAACTTGACCATTCCACGTCAGGTAGCAGGCGCAACCGCTTACTGGACCGCAGAAGGTTCACAGATCACAAGTTCAAGCCTAAACATCGACACCATTAACCTGATCTGGAAGAAACTCGCAGCATTTACTTACGCAACCCGTGAAATGCTTCAGTTCTCCGCATTCGATCTTGCCACCAAGATCACATACGATCTTGTTGAACAGACAGCACTTTTCGAGGATAAGGCTCTTCTTACAAACCTAACAACTGGTTCAAATCAGGGTCAGCCAATGGGTCTTGCAGGTTTCGTAGCTGGCTCCGATGCTTCCAATACCATCGCATCATCGGGATTCGATTTCCAATCAATCTCCATGGACCTATTGCGTGCCGTATCTCAGATTGAAGGTAATGTTGTTGATTCTTCCAACTTGAAATGGATCATGAACCCTCGCATTAAGAACTTCCTCAAGGCATCATCTTCTACATTGGGTGTGTATCCGTTCCGCGACGAACTCAACAGCGGAAAGTTGATGGGATATGATATTCTATGTACAACTCAGCTTCCAACTGACGTTGCCAACACAGCAGAGACACCAACCAACACTGTCTCGCCAATCTTCCTAGCTGCTCCACAGCACCTCTTGGTTGCCGATGCTGGGTCTTATCAGATTGAGCAGACCAATGAAGGTTCATTCGTGAACTCATCTGGACAGCAGATTAACACCTTCGGCCAGGACTTGGTTGCTTGGAAACTATCGAACAGAATCGACTTCACTGTTACCAACCCCAATGCTGTTGTTCAGTTGAACGCAGATAACTGGTCACTAGGAAATGTCGATGCGTTGATGAATCCAACCATCACACCAAACACTGGCGGATCGCAGGCATCCGGCGCAAAAGCTCGTTCTTAATAGGAACATATCGTGAACCATGGAGCCCCGGCAGCAATGCCGGGGCTTTCCTGTATCCGCAGTTACGAGGGCACCCAACGAGCCCCTGAGAAGCCCGCACAGCGTGCTTTCCCCCCACCAGCTAGCTGAGAGCGCAGCACAGCTCGACAGCACTGTACGGGCGTCTGAGAGCGTCCCTCGTCTTCTGGCATCGGCCATCACGAACAGACCGAACCTCTAAATAGTCGATGAATATTCATCATTATTGAGGTCGATCTATGCCATTACCATCCCCGACATACAGCGCCATACAGGCGCGAATAGAACAAGATGTAGTCAACTCTACCGGCGTCAACTTACCAAACACTTCTACGGTTCGATATTTCTCAAGAGCCCAGGCCAAGGAACTCTACCTGATATGGGGTTTCCTTCAATACGTCTCCCTACAGTCCATTCCCGGCACATCCACTGACGTTTATCTGGAAGAATGGGCATCCCTCAAAGGGATCACGAGAAAGCCCGCCAGTTTTGCTATCGGGACCATAACCTTCACTGGAACGGCAGGAACCAGCATACCAGCCGGCACCGTCATCCAGCGATCAGACGGCTTCACCTACACCACTGACGTTCTTTCCAATGTTGGAAGCCCTGTAGCCATCACAGCTACGGCCTCGGGCTCCCAGGGCAACACAGCAGCGGGCACGACGCTCTCGCTGGCCAGCCCCATAGCAGGTGTTCAGAGCCAGGCCACCCTCACCTCGGCCATCACCTCGGGCGCTGACATGGAGACGGACGACTCACTTCGCGTCCGCATGAAGGACGCCTTCAGTATCCGTTCCATCGGGGGATCGGCACAGGACCATGTTGATTGGGCTCTCGCGGTTCCAGGCGTCAATCAGGCTTGGTGCGCCACAACCCCGATCAAGAGCGGTCAGGTCATGCTCTATGTGATGGGTGATCGAACAAACCAGTTCCAGGGCTACCCACAAGGCACCAACGGAGCCGCTACAGGCGAGCCCAGATACACCACGGCTACCGGCGACCAGTTGACCGTTGCCAATGCTCTGGATTCCGAGAAGCCCGTGGGCGAGATCCTCGTTGTCTGTAGTCCCGTCAACACGTCCATAGCTTTCTCAATCACTGGCCTGTCGTCGGCAACCGCGTCTGTCCAGTCAGCCGTCAAAACAGCGATCAGCGATCTGTTCCATCTCGAAGGAACACCGTTGGGAACCTACATATCAAACGCGAGTATTATTAACACAATAAGCGCAGCCGCAGGAACAACGTCATTCAGTCTTCTCTCTCCATCGGGGGATATCAGCCTAGTTATCGGCCAACTTCCCGAAGTTGGCACGATAGCCTGGAACTAAGGAGAACTGGATGACAGACTTAACACCACGTACGACAGCAAAGCAGTATTCTACCGCCCTCAGACAGCTTCTTCCCAACGGCCCAGCATGGCCTAAAGACCATCCCAGCGTTATGGGATCGGTCATTGATGGGCTTTCACAAGAACTACAACGCACGGATGATTCGGCCTGTGATCTCCTCGTTGATGTATTTCCCGCCACGACAACGAACTTCATTGATGAATGGCAAGATACAGTCGGCCAGAGCACCTGCGCCGCCTCATCGCTTACACTGGAACAGCAACGCGCCCAGATCGTCTCCCGTCTGACTTGGACAGGCAGGATGTCAAAGCAGTTCTACATCGACTATGCGGCGATGCTTGGATATCAGATCAAGATTACTGAATGGAGCGGATTTACCTGCGGATTATCTCAGGTAGGCGGTACATTAGGTGTGGCAAGTTCCAGCGATATTGATTTCGTGATTACGATTCAAAACCTCACCACAGACCAGAGCCTTTCAGTTCTACAATGTGAACTTACTCCCCTTATCCCAGCACATATTAGTGTTTACTGGTACGAAGGTTCTCCGGGACCACTTATCTCAGCCACAGCTACTCTGGATCAAACAAACCTCTCGAATCTGACCTATCCTTTGCCAGAATCCGTCACAGCAGACTGCCAAGTCACGCTCTCTGGTTCTTTGGAGAATCTCAGTTCTCTCACCTACTCCACGGCTGACATAACGGCGGTATCGGGCTTTGACTACCTTTCAACGAGCGGATCAGCTACACTCGATAGCTCTGGCAAGTCCTTTACTCTACCCATAACGATCATGCCGAACTACGGCACGGCCGACGCCAATATATCATTTAGAATCCCGATAAAGCTGACATATGAGGATGGGTCCATATCCGATACGTCAGCGACTTGCGCGGTCAGTTATCCACCCGTAGCACCTGTTCAGAATACCCTGAAGGTTCCGTTCTCCGTTCCGTTCACCGATACCATTCCAAGACTGATCACCTGGGAGACGCAAGATGGCACAGCCGTTCAGGATGTAGATTACGAATCCACAGAACACGGCACCCTTATCCCTCCCGGATGGAAAACCGTTTATGCGAACGTACCTCTGCTCACACAGACTATAGGAGAAGAGGCACAGTTTAATGTCGTCTTCAAATGGTATGATCAAACGGTTCCGCAGATCGGATACGGCATCGGGCAATGCGGCGGTATGCCGATCTACCCTGTTGCGCATTCTACCGTCACCGCGAACATTCTGACAACACAGGCCGTAGACGTATCAAGTATCCCTGAAGGAACCTATTACCGAACTGAAGATGGAACCGCGAAGGCCGGAATCGATTATGTGGCATCCAGTGGCGCAGTTACATCGGACACGGTTGATATTCGCATTCGCACCTTAGCACCCGGACAGTCCAGAAGATATTTCTATCTCGCATATGATTCCGAAGATGGAATACCGCAACGAAAACTCGTTGTTATAAATCCCGGATCTCCCATCAAAGCGATCTCTTCTCCAACAACGGTAAACGTAACGACCGTAGATCCCGGCGTATGCGTGCCTAAAGTCATCTTCAATGGCGGCAACACTGTAGATACCCCGTTCACTATGCCAATGTCCGTATATAGCGCCGTCAGGGCGTCCATAGTGGCAGACAATCTTGGGTCTGACATGAACCATACCATGATGCTCACCGTATCCGCCCCTGACTGCTTGATAAGAAACTTCGGAAACTATTTCCCGACGCTTTACACACAGATTGATGACCATACAGCCACTATAACGGGAAGCGCGAGGGAGATATCTGGGGCGGCACTCATGATGCAGTTCAAGCCGCTCTCTTCCTCTCAGTCTGAAATCAACATTACGCTTGATGGCAATAATCTCAACAGTACGGCGACCTACTATATAGTCGGCGGCGCAAGTGTAATGACGTTCCAGAACCTACCTACCAGCGAAACTGAAATCACTGTCACGGATCTTTCTCACGGCTTCACTGAAACATTAGGAGGTCCCCTATATGTCCTAAACAGTGATGCCTACATTGAAATGACTTATACACTCGAACCTGACGTAGGTGGTGGTGATCTTATCGGGCTCAATAGCTCAACCGTCTCTTCAACTCCATCCGGTTACGGCTACATCGTCAACGCATCGTCCGGCGTCATGGATGTCGTGATGATCCCTCTCACCATCTATGTCGGTGAAGGCACCGTAAATACAGTTACAAATGGCGTTCATTATATAACACTCACTTGTACAGATGGAACAAACACCATCACACAAAAGATTCCATACACCATAGATTATATGCAACATTAATGAGGTAGATTTAAATGGCGATAGCAAGATTTAATATAACCCTAACCCATCCAATGCCAGAACCGGCATTCTGTAAATATTCTCTGGTCGATGGAAGCGCGGGATCTTTTGTCGAAGGCTTACCGGATAAGAACCTCGTCGACTATACCTTTTCAAAGGGATTTGTGACCTTTGAAGAAGGTCAGCAGACAGCGACAGTTGAGGTCGAGGTAAATGACAATGTAACAAGTGATTTTGTTAAGACATTCTATATGATGCTCTACGACGCCCATAACTGCCTAATCGACACAACACCGATCCCCTGCACGATTATCTATAACGGAGTTACCACAACACAGGACGAGATAACGAGCTTCTACTCACTATCTTCCGCACCTGCTCCTGTAGATGATCTGCCAAGCTTTTTCAGCTTCCTGTCTTTTTCATCGCCGGAAAGCTATCGATGGGGTAGTCTTACCAATATTTTCGCACGAAACCCGTTCTGGATTACTGAAGGTTATTACTCATATTACAGTCAGAGAAATCTGAAATATCAACGACTTTGTAACGCCTATGAACTTATTCAAGATCAGCCTTTCGGCGATCCTCAGCCATTCAACTCCGTCATGCAGAGAACATCAATAAGCACCGCTTACAAGTATGGCATTAAAACGATCACCTCCAACCATAACGATTCTCAATGGTGCCTGGATGGATGCGTAGGCGTATTCGGAGATGGTATATTCACCGAGAAAGTATTTGAGAATCTATTACAGACCCAGACAAGAGTTTTCCAAGACGCTCCGGGATTTTGTGGCATCCAACTGAACGGCGAGCCAGCATCAGTGGCCCTACAAGGTATGACAACCGATATCTTCAATAGGTTCAGTGAAATCGGTTTATCCGCAGTCAGGGAAATCAACGATCAGATATACGTTCTTGTCGATGGGATCGGAGGAAACCCCACTCAGTTCAGCAGTCTAAACGCTGGTATCGCGAACATAAAGGACCCATCCAATCGAGACTTCATCGTATGGGATATCTATCTCGATACATATTCGGGAGGTGGAGCGCCTTATATGGATGACATTATGAAGGAAGGTGACGGCTACTCCGACTATCCAATCAGTGCCCAGACCGGACCAAGACGCTTAGAATGGGTGAAGCCATTTGCCGAGCAATATGGTTGGAAGTTCATGATCGGGGAAACGGGCGGTGGTCAGCAAGACACCAAGGAATCTCTATCCTCGGATTCGTGGAAGGAAGTAGTCACCGGAATGACGAATGGATGCTACTATGAAAATATACCCATGGGAATCTGGTGCTCTGGACCACAGTTCAACGGTTATTATACTGACTTCTCTGGATTACATGAGAACACATATCCTCTCACCTTAGACCCATTTGGATCAACGACACGCTACGGCATTTATGAGAATGGCCCAGAGTCACCAGTCCTTGGACAGTTCTCTCGATATTTCGAGCCTGATATCAGTCTGTCTTGGAAGCTAATCCCATCAGTTACGGTCAACAGTGACAACACCTCGGTAGTGACCGTCGATTTCCCATACAATCCAACATACAGCTTTGATATCAACGTGCTGGATGGCGGAGCCAACGGAGCTTTTCCTGATGGTAGTGGAGCGACGATCACGGAAAATCTTCCAACACAGACGCACGCCATAAACTATACGCCAGCAAAAGGTGCCTGCTGTGCTCTGTTCAGTTTATCCGAAACGAACACCGACACGATCTTGGTATCGCCATCATCACTTCAGATATTCTTTAATACCGATATGTTCGTTGATCTTGGCCTATCTCCGACCACTGTTATCTGGCCATGTAGGCTCGTTGCCGATTATAAAGGTCCAGCATTCTCCTTAACCAAGTCAGACGGAACATCGCCTACTGACTTCTATTATACCCTTGGTGGGGCAGAGAACGGCATTGGTGCTACCGTCGATCCTACGATCGTAAGTCAGTTTTCACCTGATACCCCGTTGGTCAAGACATGGTATGATCAGAGCGGAAATGGTGCCGATTTAGGTCCATTCAAGGGTGAAGATTCCCAATGGGGGAATGCGACGACGACGAATCCACCATCTACATATACCGATTATCCGCGATATATGATGGCCCGCGATGTGAACTTTTACGTTCCCCACTTCGGCGGCGACTTCGGCGATTACGATAATAATGATCGTCTCTACAACCGTATGGATATGACGCTACCTATAGACGGCGAGATGTACTATACATTTTTCTTCGCCTTTGGTGCCAATATAGCCATTGGTTTAGATGACTACACTTTCACATACGCTTACTCTCAGAAGAACTTCATCTTTGGACCAAACTCACAGTTAAACATAACAGGCGAGAGTGAGATCGTCACGAATGTTCCCTTTGTGAGAAGCCAGCTAAACATCTACAGCGTTGAGTATAATGGTGGATCTCTGTTTTCATCCGAAGACGGCAGCACAACCTCAGAGAGCGGTTCACTTATCCTGAACTTTGTCGGAGGATCTTCGGGAATAACGATCGGTGCCAATCAGTCTACTGGCGAGATATCAGTGACCGCTTCAGGGTCCTCATCTTCTATCAGTTATACGGCTGGACATTATCTTGTCTCCAGTGGTGAGTTTAATGGAGGGATGCGTTTTGTATGGTCTGACTATACATATATATACGTCCTTCTAACTGAATATTGGGGATCGGCTAGATACCTAATATATAAGAAAGATGGATATCTAAGGATCTGCAAGAACGGTTCACAGATATATAGCGATTCAGCGGAAGGACCTATCGTGGACCAGTTCAATGGTATCATGAACGTATGCTGGAACCGCTTCTACCCTTCATGTACCGTTTCAGACATTATAGGTTTCATTGGCGTTGATAGCGCCGTCACGGATGATCAGCGTGACACGATCTATCAAAACCTATATTCAAGCATACAAACAACTATTTCATAACAGATAAAACAATCATAAAAAATAAATACCTTCGAATCTATTAACTTCGAAGGTATTATATGGAACTCATTAACACAGAAAACGGTCAGTTTCAGGATGCTGATCCATCGACATTAACACCCGGAACACCGATCAGTGCTTCATGGGCCAATAACATTCAAGGCGAGATAGCAGCGGTCATCATAGATCGTGGTGGCGTTCTGGACGGCACCAAGACCAACCAGATGTCCACGATCCTTTCCGACATGATTGGTGGCTATCTTCCGCTTACTGGTGGAACGATAACGGGATCGCTCAATATCCAGACTGTCGCGGAAACCGATAACTCGACCAACGCAGCCAGCACAGCATTTGTTCAAGGTCTGATATCCGCTGAAGCAACAGCAAGAGAAAATGCTGATTCGCTGTTAGCTCCAAAGGCAAGCCCTGTTTTCTCGGGTCAAGTTCAAATGCCCGGTGGATCAACAACCTTGACGCCATCAGCGGGCGATTCATCGACTAATGTTGCCACGACAGCTTTCGTTGATAATGCGTTATCCAGCTACACACCGACAGCTAATCTTCCCCTTGATCCAGGCCATCTCATTCAATCTGGCCGAAGCAACGCCCCTGGAAATATAACCTTTTCCACCGCGTTCAGTGATACACCAGTTTCCATTGTTGTTACTCCTATAACGACACATATGGATCTATAAATTTCCGATCAGTCTGGAACAGGATACATAGTCCATACAGTTGATGGGCAATCAGGACCATTTTTCTGGATGGCCATAGGACCGAAATAAGACTGACGATATCAGCGATACGCGAGGATATTGGCGTTTTTCGACCATCTGGTCCTGTATTCATAACATACATTCTACATGGAACAAATCAACTCCAGATATACGTCTACCTGTTGGTTTATCTTTTCTTATATACGTCAACCTATAAAAGATAATAAGATAGGAGGAAAACGGTAGTACCTACGCATCATAGGTACTACGCTTAACTTGTAAGCAGAAAGAGGAACTTACAAGTGACAGACGAACAACTCCTTAAAGTTATCACGGGATACTCGGGCTTCCGCGCTATCGAGCCTAAAAACAATGACCAGGAGGATTTTAAGTCCATATACATTGGCAACCTCGTCAAAATGCTCAAACACGCATATGAGCTGGGGAAGCGCGACGGCATACCGTAAACAGCAAAGAGCAAGAAAAAAGGCAGCTACAAGCTGCCTTTTTTTGTGACTTTCGCGAATGCGTGCATTTCCAAATATCCTTTATGTCAACGCCAAAGATTATAAGAAACCTTGTCTTTGACGTAGGAATGGAATCAGGAAGGCAGCATTGTTGCTTTGTAGGGCAGCAACAACGCAAAGCACTACAGAGCACAGAGATTAAAAAATGTCCGCACTTAGCAAACTCACTTTTGTTGCCGAAGTCGAAGCCGAACACGATCGTGCGCCTCACGTCCGTAAACGCTTCGTGGAGGGCGTCGAAGTCCAGTTGCAGGCCCTGCAAGCCGAAGTCGAGAACAAGCCCTTCACCCTCACGAGGGAGCGTCGTGAGAAGGATGAAGCTGGTGAAACAGTAAAGTTCGACAAGGCAGTCCGGTTCTCAACATGGTGGACCAAAGGGCCGAAGGGCTACAGCGTGGAGCCGCGTTATGGCAGCAAGAAGATCCAGCTTTCCGACGCAGGCAGCATCATCAAAACAGGCCCGAAGCTGGACGATGTAAAGGCGGTTCTGGAACTGCTGATCCAGGCAGCGAACGCCGGAGAACTCGACAAGCCCTTGCTTGAGACATCGGAGCGCAAGCGCAAAGCAGACGAGCCTGAGGCGGCAGCAGAGACCGCAACAGCAAAGCCGGAAACACCGAAGACCGGCAAGACGGAACGCAACACGCGAGGACACTAAGCCACTACCCAACCCGGCGTAACTGCCGGGTTTCTTTTTGATGCAAGAGCAAGAACAAAAAGGTAATAAAAACAAACCTTTGGCGTAGGAACAGGTATTCATCGAACATAAAGTTGTTTTGTAAGCAGAAAGAAGGACTTACAAAACGATGCAATGGGTCTGGTCAAAGAAAAAAGACGAGATAAACAGGCAAAAGCATAACGGGATTTCACTTGCTATCGGGGCTAGGTTACTTGAGAATGACCCCAACGCATTAACAGAGCCCGATCCTCACGAGGACGGTGATAGATGGCAAACAATCGGCAAACTTGAAGGTTACTTTTTCGTTGTCCACACAGACTTGGAGGAAATGTATGATGGAACCGAACAAGGACGCATCATCTCTGTTCGACAAGCTACCCGAGCGGAGATTAGAAGATATGAATCTCGATTTACCGCCTGACCAAATCGAACTGCTAAAGAGGCTCGCTAAAGAGCCTCCCCCCGATGGACCATGTGAGTTTGATGGAAGACATGCCGTAAGAGGCAAGTATTATAGAGGACCGAAATAG